CAACCCGATGGGTCCACATGCAACTGACCCAACACTCGGGTTGAAACCGCACGCTTGCCGTACTCCTTCTTGACCATCTCAGCGAGCACCGCGCCGCGACCCCTCCGTAGGCGGATGGCCTTCAGTTCATCCTGCAAAGCGCGACCAATGCGCTTAGCCAGAATCGGTCGCTGTGGGGTGGTTGAGATCCCATCAATCACCACACCAAGAGCTATCGCCGCAATGGACCGTGGGCCGCGATCACAGAAGTGCAGTAGTAGCGGCCAAGCGCTGAAGTGCTTCCCCGCACGGGTGGGGTTCTCCAGCAGATCTGTGAGCAGCGCATCAATCGCAACCCCGACGCTTTCGCCATACAGCTCAAACAGGGCAGCCCCGTAACCCGTGGAACCTTCTCGGCCCTTATCCCTGAGGTTGCGCTGCATGGCCTCAGCACGCTCCTTGGCCCGCCTGACCTCCCTCCTGAGCCTCTGCAGCTGCAGTTCATCCACCGGTGTGGAAGGCGCGTTTTCGGGTTTCACCGTGCAGAGTTGGCTGCTTTCAGCAGTAATTCCACCCCACCAGTGCACATCTTTGCCAGCAACGCTGGAAAGGCTTCAAACCATTCCAGCGCAACTGCTATGCACAGGTGAATGGATCAAACGCGCTTTTTAAGTCCGCTGCGTCTGCCATTCCGCCATGGTCCCGCCTTGTCCTGCAAGGGATTAGAAGGATCCCGTGCTCTGCCGACTGCCGCAGTCTGCGGGGTTGAACCAGCAGAAATTGGCATCCGGTGGACGCAGGAACATTACAGCCTTCAACTCATCCAGCTGTTGGCGGTAGCGACGGGCGGATGCAAGCGCTTCAGCGGCCACCTCAAACGGGTCGGCTCCTGATTCCGCTAGCTCCTTCTTGATCTCCCTGATCTCTCTTTGCGCCGTGGTCATGGAGACCTCCAGCAATTTATGGACTAACTGTAACCAAACGATGCAGTTATCCCTAATACTTTCTGTGCACCGGTGGGCTACAACAGGCCAATGATGAGCGACATCACCTTCTCCGCTGAGCGCTGGGCCGAGTTCTGGAAGTTCTTCCGTGGCGAACCGCAGCAGCTCAAGGCCATCGAGATCCTCCGGCAGCACATCCTGGAATCCGACCCCTCGTTGCTGACCGAATCAGCAGCGTGGACGCAGGCTTTCCATGAGCGGCCCCCTGCACCAGCCGATTACCCGAACACCTGGGATGGGGTGAAGGCAGCAGCGCAGGCTTGCGGTGCCAAGTTCCCAGAGCTGGTTGCTGCTCAGTGGTCCCTGGAATCCGCCCACGGCACGGCTGTCAGCGGCAAGAACAACTTCTTCGGCATCAAGGGCAGCGGCTCGCAGCACGTCACCCAGGAAGAGGTGAACGGCCAGATGGTCACCATCACCGCTGGCTTCATCGACTTCCCCACCCTCAAGGACTCGGTGAACTACCTCGTGTCCCGCTGGTATCTGGATTACAAGGGCTACCAGGGGGTGAACCACTGCCGCACGGCTGAGGACGCGGCGTATGACCTCAAGCGCCAGGGTTACGCCACCGACAGCTCCTACCCGCAGAAGCTGGTCCGCATCATGCAGGAGCACCGATGAAGCGAGCCAAGCTCGACCTCGGCGGCGGGATGCTCATCGAGACAGGCCCTGACTGGAATGGCCGCTACTACGTGGCCTATCGCAATGGCTGCTCGATGTTCTTCCGTGACGTGAAGCTGTTGCGGAAGTTCCTCAGCCTTCCGGTGAAGACCGATTCCAGGGCCAAGTTCGATGCCTGGATTGCAGAGGTCACAGCCGAGAGACCCAAGCTGCAACAGGAAGGAATCAGCCCTGAGCTAGCAGCTACCGGGTTCGGCCCTGAGGTTCACCTCGATGAGTCGGACCCGAACTTCCAAACACGGATGGTCACCTGAACGCCCTCGTCTCCAGCTCCTTCACCCGGTCTCTCAACGTGGTGATCTCACGTTCCAATGCCTGAGCGTGGAACTTTGCTTCCACTGATTCAGGCGCAGGAATGATCTTGCCGTCAGGTCCCAGCAGGATTCGTGTCGCCTGTTCGAGCTTGTCGATCCTGCCGTCCAGTTGAACGCCAGCACTGATCATCCAAGCCAACAAGCCACTGACAGCAGTGAGCAGTGCAGCGGCACCTGCTGCATGTTCCTTGGCGATCAGTGACTCTCTAGGGCTCGTCATTCAGGTGGGTTACTGCGCAAGCCAATCAACGTGGCTAGCAATGCCGTGAGCACCTGCAGGGCACGGTTCTCCGCGTCTTCACAGACAGCAGGCTCATGTTGCAACTTGCCCTGCATGGCGGCATCAAACATCCGTGGTCCGATGTAAAAGGTGCAGGCTGCACTCCAACCCACAGACAGCACCGCAGTGGTGGCAACCACCAACACGATGCTGCTTGTGAGCCAACGAGGTGTCATCAGTTCACCTTGATGAAGTAGTTGACGGCGTAGGACTTGGGCTTGGTTTCAGCATCACCGCCGCCTGTGATTTGAACGGTGTGGGTGTGAGCGCCATCGCTATCCATCCACCGCCCAGAAACGTCTGCCACACCCCCTGCCGAGATACCTTCGCCAACTGTTTGAGCAGCGGGGTAATAGCCAGCACCCGAGTAAGCGCTCATCCGCCTTGACCACAGGTTGTGCGTATGGCCTCCGGCGGAGTCGGTTGAACCAGTGAAGGCGTTCTTTGGACGTGCAGTGCTGTCCTCAGTAAATCCGTTGAGCGCACCGCCGTCCCAACCAGACAGGCTCTGCCCAGCCATCCGCAGGAAGGAGCCCCGCAGGTCAGGCAGTGTTGTGGCACCAGTGAGAGTTGCGTAGGCAGTACCCGTGCAATCACCACCAGCAGCAAGACGCCACTTGCTGCCATCGGCGCCCATTGCAGTCTGGAACTGCTGAGGGGTCAGCACCGACTGAATGATTGTTCCAACAGGAGTAGTGGAAACAGCTGTTGCTGTTGTGGCTACTGCCACCTTCACCCATGCCGTTCCATTCCAGTGCCACGTCTCAGCGACATCTTCAACGAGGTGTGTCTCGTTAGTGCGGGGATCAGCGAACTGCCAGGCTGTGCCATCCCAGCGAGCCAGCTTTCCTGCGTGCCCAGCCCATAACCCAGTCGGGACTGTGCCCGTGATGTAGAGGTCGTTGAGTGTTGGTACAGCAGGAGGATCATTGGCAATCGCCATGACCGACTCCTCATGTTCCAACGTGGTGGTGAGGGTGGCGAGCTTGGTGTCGACCTCGGTCTTGGTGTAACCGTTGGTGGGGTTCAGGTAGTTCGGTGTGATGTTCTCCCACTGACCACTGGTGCCGTTGAACTTCAACAGCTGGCCATCACTAGGAGTGGCCAGGGTTACATCAGACAGCCCATCAAGAGCAGTGACAGGTGTTTCAGGAATCCAGTTAGTACCAGCAGCGTTGTACTTCAGGTACTGACCATCAGTAGGAGGTGTGGTTGCTAGGTCAACATCTGTCAGGCCAGACAGAGCAGCACTGACAGTGGTTGGAATCCACTTGCTATTGGCTGCATCCCAGCTGGGCACCTGACCATTAAGTGCCAGGCTTAGATCACCGCAGTCATCCAACTCTTCCAGGAAGGGCTTAGGTTGTGCGTTGATATACTCCTTAACTGCATAGACAGAAGGAACATAACTAGCGTCATCAGTACCTGCTACAGAGAAGTCTGTATCAGCAAAGCCCGTGATCTCAGGACCGACGCCCTCATCGTCAAACCGGACAGCACCGATCTGCAAGGTGTCACTGGCTACCCATTCATTGATGTTGTCATCCCATTGGAAGACAGCTCCATGCAGGTCTGGGTCAGCAACGTTGGCGTTGACCTTCTTCAGGTCTTCCAAGCCCATATGAGGCAGCGGGGTGATGTCTACCCACTTGCTGCCAGCAGTGCCAGGCGCTGCATCACCAGGCGAGACCAGTGCAGAAGCGCGGAAGAACGCCTTCTGATAGCTGACAACAGAACCGCTCTCCCAGCTGGTGTCAGACCAAGGCTGGAATGAACCCAGCGAATCCCAGCGCTGCTTACTCAGCAGGTCACCAGGAACATGCACCCACTTGGTGCCATCCGACTGGATCCAGTCACCCACCTGCAGCACTTCACCAGCCAGGTCGGTGCCAATGGCTGGGTCACCCGCTGCCACCACATGGCCAGGGTTCCCGGTCCAGCTGAAGTAATAACCCCGGTTCGCAACAGCTGGTGCGGGCAGCGTGCTCAAGCTGCTCTCCTTCACCACGCCACGGAACAACGACCCAGCGCTGATCCATTGCTTGATCGTGTCCTCGCTCAGGCTCTCAACCCAGGCCGCACCATTCCAGAACTTGATCTCCTTGTGCAGGTTCTCAGCGGTGAACTGCACATCCCCCTGCTTCAGCTGCGCAGGACCCACGCCATTGGCCTGGTCAGCATCAGCCTGCGCTGCTTTGACGAAACTCTTGGTGGTGCCAGTGGCAGCAGTGCTTGGGGTCTTGGCTACCCACCGGCCAGCCACCTGATCCCAGGTGATCACCTGCCCGTCAGCAGTAGGCGTCACCGCAATCGCTGGTGTGCCCGTGATCGTGGTCGGCGGTGGCAGCGCCCTGCTCACCTCCCACTCATTCTTCGCTGCCCTATAGGTGGCCGTCAGAATCGAGCCATCAGGGGCGGTGGAGCTGACCACCTGCCCATCAGTCGGATTCTTGGGGAAAGGAAAGGACACTGCTTACCACTGGTGCATCCTTCCCAGTTTCGCTCCTATGGCGCGTCAGGCCACAATGAACTCAACACCACCTATCACCAATGGCTGATCTCGCCAAGGAGTTAGAACAACTCCATGCCTCAGTCGTTCGCTCGGTTCGTGAGCGCATTGAGAACGGCAGCGAAGATGAAGACGGCAACTACAAACCCGTCAGCAACGATGATCTCCGCGTTGCTCTGCAACTGCTTAAGCAAAACTCCATCACCGCCAATCTGGCTGAAACCGATACCCAGGCGCTGAAAAGCAAGATGGCCGCCAAGCTCAACTTCTCCGCACTCCAGGAGAAAGTGGTTCCCCTTCGCTCCGTCTCACACCCCCATACGACCGACGAGGCATCGCAGCACCAGGCTTAAAACCCATTGCCAACGCATCCAAGCTGGCACCGCTCTCATCCAAGAAACACTCCACTGACCAATCCATCAGATCCTGTTGCCGTAGCTGCTGCTCACGTACCTGGTCCTGAGCAGCGGCATCGGTAAAGAACTTCAGCGCTAACGACAACGCATCAATGCGGTCGTCATGGATCAAGGCGCCACGCTCTGTCGTGATCCGACTGAGCTGATACATCAATGACCGCTGGTGACCCTTCTCCGCATCACGCTCTGCCTCGCGGTAATCCTTCCTGATCAACTCCGCAGACATCACCAAACGGTGCTGCTGCACCAACGGTGCAATGGTGTCCACGATCCGACGCTCCTTCTGCATCGTCACCTTGATCGGCTCGATGCCACACGGATGCACCCTGTTCAACACCGGTGCAAGAAGGGCCTCAAACATGCCATCGCCGAAGTTGCTCTCGACCACCACCTGGGTGACCTTCCAGCGCTCGGCACGCATCGCCAGCAGCTTCAACACCTCATCGGCATAGCCCTGCGTCGTACCGCCGGACTCCAGCACAAAGAAGTTGCCGTTCAGCTCGGCCACCACAGACCAGGCCAACTCATCGGCACCACGACCAGAAGGGTCGATGGCCAACACGCATCGCCAGGTCTCGTCCTGCGCAATCCAACCCTGCGTGAGCATGGGCCGGTGATACCACCGATCAGCACCCATCCCGATGCAGATCAGATCTTGAATCCGCTGGTCAGGACCTGACGCCCAGCTGATCACCTCCGGCAAGGCCTTGCCATCGAGATCCATCACGATCATGTCCCCCAATCGAATGGGGTAACGATCCAGGGTTGAGAGACGACAGTTGAGCTGGAACTGAAGCTGCACCGATGAACGTGTCATCGACATCTCACGCTTCAGTAACTCGTCATGACCAAAGCGTTCTGGATCGGTGGGTTCACCAATCAGTGATGGATCCTCTTCAACCTCTGCAGCAATCAGTGGATCAAGATTGCCGTCATAGCAATTCCACTCGTCATCAACAGCAGGGTTGGGATAACGGGCAGGCCACATACGCATCCCATAATTCCGCTCTCTATTGAGGCGTAGGTATAGCGATGACTCAAGGTGAGGCGTGCCAAGGAAGATGGTCTTACGTGGTAACTCCCCTTCCACTGCAGGCTTTCTGATCGCCTCTAATTCTGTAATGGCAGCAGCTAATCGTTCCTGCTTTAGCGGTGTGATGGAGTTGCTAAGTGTCTCAATGTCATCCGCGATTGCAACGGTACAGCGCTTACCCGTCAGTGAAGGGGAAAGGATGCCAACAGCGCGAACAGATGGTGACTGGTCAACGATTGCTGGACCAACGTCAAAGGCTTGAACAGAACCACGACCATCAGCAGCAGGAGCCAGGCACTGAAGGATGTCGATGTCACGGATTAACCGCAGCATCCAGTTGGTGATCTCAACAGCCTTGTCGGATGTGGCACCAACGATGAGGACCTTTTCGCGGAAGGGGTCCATACGCAAACGCCACAGGGCATACATGCCTGTGAGGGTGGATTTAGCCACACCACGGAAGCCGGTGATGATCTGTCGATCAGGACCGTTCTCCAGGTAGTTGAGGATTGAGACCTGCTGCTTGGTTGGCGTTTCAGCCAGGTTGAGTTCCCGCAGCAGGTAACAGCAGAAATGGGAGAGGGGTTGGAGTTCCTCGGGCAGAGGCTGCCAGCTCATACGCCCTCAGCCACCTCTAGAAGCTCCTGTAAGGCCGCTTCAAGCTGCTTCCGTTTATCTGCCACCAGATGGAAGGAAGAGACGAAGCAGACGGCTTCCAGGCCGTTATGGGAGAGGGAGACCTTCACGCAGTCATCCCTCATCTGTTCAGCCTGGAACTCCATCACTTGCGCATCCGCTTGGTGCTACCGGGGTCAGTACCGCCAGCGCTACCGGAAGGACCAGGTGCACCAGGACCGCCCTTAGGAGGGCCAGCAACAGCAACACCCTCGACGTAGTAGCCAGCAGGTGCTGTGGCCAGCGCTGCTTGGATGTCAGCAACAGGACGATCGGACTGACCGATCAGACCAAGATCCAGTCGTTCGTTGTTGGTGAGATAGGCCATTTACAAGGCACTGGTGCATCACACCCAGTTTGCAGCGCTGTCGCGCCGCAGTCGACCTGCAGCCTCCTGCAGGCACAAGGAAGCCCCCACCACCCGTAAGCAGTAGGGGCTTCCCCAACAACCACCGGAACTGGAATCCGCTGTCTCTACCAACGAACCCAAACTCCAGTAGCTCCGTCGGCACCACCCGTTACGGATGAGCCGAGCATAGACGCGAGAACCCCGCGTACCCGGCGGCCGCCAAAGGAGGGAAGTTCTCTACCCATCAGCTGTCCGGGGGAGCCGGCCGGGCTGCCTGACGGCTCAGACTGATGGATCTGCAGAAGATAGCACCTTCTGCATTTGCTTGACCTGGGCTCGCAGCTCAAACACCTCCTGTTGAGCCTCTAGCCGGAGGTTGTGATCTGCAACCCGGCGCTCAGATACGCGAGCCATCTCTGCATCCCTCCGGCGATTGCGGGCATCAATCCGGCGGTTGTGCTCATCCACCATCTCCTGAAGCTCGTAGTCGTCGATCGCTTGCTTGACCTCCTCGGGCTTCTCCTCCTTCCACGCTGCAGCCCATGAACGGTGGGCATCGGCCTGCTTTGAACCGGTCCCACTCCACACACCAGCTGGATTCACCTGGATGTACCGCTTGCCGCTCGCAGCATCGACTCGGTTCAGCAGGAGCTTGTGCTGTTTCAGCCGGCTGATCGAGTTGATCACGTACTTCGGACTCAGACCGATCTCATCAGCCAAAGCAGCCAGGGTGTAGTCACACGTCCCCGTCCGCCAGTTCGTTCGCTCGATCACCGAGTAGTAGACCGCCACATCCCGACAGGACAGCGCCTTCTCCCTCAGGAAGCTGCTGACTCCCACGTAGGAAGGT